ATGAGCCGAACGCTGATCGAAGCACCGCTGACCACCCGTAACGCACGAGCGCGTCTCGCGGCCGGTCTCTATTGGCGCGCTCTTGACGAAACGGTGCATCTCGGTTACCGCCGCGGCAAGCGGAGTGGGTCTTGGCTAGTGAGGTGGCGCCATGACGCTGGATATCGGCAAGCGCCGTTGGGAGCAGCTGACGACACCCTCGACGCCGATGGAGCTTTGACCCTCAACTTCGCGCAGGCATCGAGCGCGGCCCGCGATCTTGTAGAGCGACGCCGCGCAAATGCTGAGTTCGAAGCTAGCGGTCCGGTGCCCTCGGTTAAGTCTGTTTGCGAAACATACCTCAACGCAGTTGAAAGCCGGCAGCGCGCCTCGGGTAAGCCGGTTCTCAGAGACGCGAGGTCTCGCCTTAAAACTTACGTTTACTCCGACCCGCTGGCAGATGTGCTCCTTACGGCGCTCACAGGCGCAGATCTGCTAGCCTGGCGCGAGCGGGTGCGAGGCCGCCCGACTTCTGAGACTACGCTCAGGCGAATCGCCACAGATCTGCGCTCAGCCCTTCGACGAGCGGCTACGGAGTTTCGATCAAAGTTGCCTGACCGCATTCTTGACGAGTTGCGCGCTGGATTCGCTGTACATGCCAGCGATCCCCCCGCGAAGTCGTCGCGCGCCAACTTCGTTCTGCCGGATGCCGATGTTCGTCGCCTCCTGGAGGCCAGCAAAACTGTCGACGGCGAGGGGCGGTGGGAAGGAGATCTCTACCGATTGGTGCTTGGCCTAGCAGCCACAGGTGCGCGGTTTAGCCAGTTGGCACGAGCAACAGTCGGTGACGTCCAAGTTTCTCGAAAGAGGATTATGTTGCCGTCCAGTGGTAAAGGCCGGGGTCAAAAGAAGCCGTCGCATACAGCCGTTCCGCTCGGAGAGGACGTGCTCGAAGATCTCCGGGTAGCAATTGCAGGCCGCCGGGGACATGATCCTCTGTTTCAGCGCTGGGGTTACAAGCGCGGAAAGCGGATTGAGTGGCTCAGAGACTCGCGAAGAGCTTGGGCACCATCCGAGCTAACCGAGCCGTTTCACAGGATTGTCGAGGTAGCTGGGCTGCCCGCCGGGATCAGCGCCTATAGCCTCCGACACTCCAGCATCGTCCGTGGGCTGCGCGCCGGCCTGCCTGTGCGCCTAGTGGCGGCGCTTCACGACACGAGCACCGCGATGATCGAGAAGCACTACTCGGCATACATTGTCGACGCGATGGAAGAGCTCGCGGCCCGCGCGGTTGTGCCCCTCACGACGAGCTCCGCGCAAATTCTCTCAATCGAGAAAAAACGAGGATAACGAGAACTTCGTGGATAGGTCGACGGACCGACAAACCGAGTTGCACCACTCGGCTTCCGCGGAGCCATTCCGGTGCTGAGCGGGTGCACGCAGTGAGTGAACAGTCAAACGAGAAAGATCTCTCCATTCCTATCTTCGACCGTGAGCAATGGTCACTTCGAAATGCTCTCGTCTGGATTGCGAGTCGCTCCGAGCATTTCACAGCCGAAAAGGGGGACGATCCGCTCGAAAGCGTTGATGGATTTCTTTCATGGAAGCGGCCAGAGATCTGGCCGTTTAGGTTGAATACGACCGCAGCTTGGGAGACTGAACTCGCACCAGCAACAGAGGCGGGCCGCTTGAGGGGAAGAGGGCGCTTCTCAGTATGGCAGATGGGCGAAGAGGATCAGCTCACGAAGAGATGGTGCCCAATTGAGCTGTTGGAATCCCTCGAGAGTGATTTCCCCCGGAATGAGAGTCCGCAACCATCGGATCTGATGGTTACTGACCAGTACATTGAGGGCGGGAGATGGCGATCCGTTCTCGTTCCTAAATCAACAATCCATCGGCTATCTTCATTGCAGCGTTGGCAAGAGATCTCGTTTGCCAAGGATGCTATTTTGACGACATGGCCCCGACACCGAGGAGGCATATCGCTGCACGAGCCATCCCTTCTCGATGGCATGCCTCATGAGGATGAAACCAGTCTAGCCGAAGCGGTCGCCCTGTTTGCGTCGAAATGCCAGCGCATGTCGCCGCAAGAGCTCTGGAGAGAATGGCCCACAGCCGAGTGCAATTTATTCAAAGCACTGGCGACGGGAGCCCTAACTGCCGAAGGTGCCCAGAGAGGACGGTACGAGGTAATCCCGCGAGGCGTATGGAGGCTTGCGTCCTCCCAATGGCCGGGTAAAGGGCCCCTTGTGACTTATGTGGAAGCTAATGGTCAGCTTGAATCCGCCTTATGGAGCAATCCGGATTGCTGGAACGGTGTAATAGTTAGTCAAGCCGAATGTATTCGGTATTTACAGAGCGGCAACGGCAATAAAGTGCAAGCAAAATTCCGCGTTGATCCTTTATTTAAGGCGTTAGCAACATTGTTCCCTGACGGGCTCCCATCTGATTTACAGAAGCAGGATATTGATAAGCGCGCAATCAATTACGTTAGATTGACCGATAAGAAATTTACCGCGGACCCCAAAACTCTACGCGCCGCCAGGCAAACGTACGAGCAGGAGATACTGCGGCGCAAACTATAGGGATAGGGAAGCTTCGGGAATTCCCCCTAGTTCCGCTCGTCGTTCTTGAAGTTCACCGTCATCGTTCGACTGTCTTCGCAAATCATTCAGCGAATGGAGATGATCATGACGTTCGGCGACAAAGGTGCGCGCTCTCTGAAAGGTTTTTGCGACTGGGCCGATATCGGCCCAACTAAAGCTTACGAAGAAGTCAAGGCCGGCCGGCTGATCATTACGAAGCTCGGCAAGAAGACGCTGGTCACTGCTGAGAATGCCCAGAAATGGCTTGCCTCACTTCCCACAACGACTGGGAAGGCGGCGTAAAATGGAAAAAGCCCCGCGCTCGCGCAGGGCTCTCCCGAAAATGGTCATGCTCGCCAGCTGGACCGCTTCGGAAGATACCCTCCCCGCCCCGGAAATTCAACGCCGCGTTATCCTGCGCCGCTTCCGCTTCTCACCGGCGGTGGCTGCTGCCATTGCTGCCCTCGCTTTTCCGGAGGTGCGGCCATGATGAAGCCGCTTGGGAAGCTCTCCGCCGAGGCTATCGCCACCTTGGAACAGCGCGAAGCGTGGTCAGCCCTCAGGAGGGCACACCTGCGCACCGCGGCTGAGATCGAGAGAGCCGAGGCCGCCGATACGTGCCGCGCCGCCTTCGCACCCTTTCCTGGCGGGACAGTTGTCCCGTTCCCCAGCGTCAGGAGGCGCCCGTGAACATGGTCGCCAAAGCCGCGCGCCTGACAGCGATTGAGGCCGAGCAAGCTCTGCTCGGAGCAATTATCGTGAACGGCGCAACCATCGACAAAATACGGGGCGAGGTGCAGTCGTCCGACTTCTCCGAGGCGGCCCATCGTGCGATTTTTGAGGCTGCCGTCGATCGACGGGACAAGGGGCTGGCTGGAGACGTTCTGCTTCTCAGCCGGGCGATTGGCGACGTAGACCTTGGCGCCAACTTGACTGCCCCCGCCTATATTGCGCGCCTCGCGGCTTCGTCGACCACGATCGCGAACGCCAAATCCTATGCCAAAGAAGTGAGGCGCTGCGCTGGCGCGCGCGAGTTGCAGGCTATTGCTAGTGAGATCGCAGCAGCGGCCGAGAAGCCGTCGGCTGTGCCGAGCGAAATCGCGGGAACGGCAATTTCTGCTCTCGATGCCCTCGCCCGGCTGACAAGCGTATCGTCGTCCGCATCCATGAGTATGGCTGAAGCGGCCGATGACGTCATGGCGGAGGTTGCTCGCATTCGGGCTGGAGGAGCAAGAGAGGGCGTGCCGTCTGGCTTTCCCTCTCTCGATCGCCTTATGGGCGGATTTACCCCTGGTCATCTGGTGATCCTCGCGGGCCGCCCTTCGATGGGCAAGACGGCGCTTGCGATCAGCCTTTCTCAGAACGTGGCCAAGCCGGGGTCGGGAGCGCTGTACTTCTCGCTCGAAATGTCCAGCCGGGAACTCGGCGAGCGAGCACTCTCAGCGCTTGCGTTTGGCGAGGGAGACCCGCTGACCTACGCGAAGATCCGCGAGGCTCGATCACTCACGGATAGTGACATGGTTCGCCTTGCCAGGGCCCGCCAAGAAATGGACAGACACCCCCTCCTTTTCGAGGACCAGCCAGCCGTTACGCTCGGTCAAATTGCCGCCCGTGCCAGGCTCAAGAAAAGCACGCTCGAGCGAGCCGGCCACCGGCTCCGCCTGGTCGTGGTCGATCATCTCGGGCTGGTAAAGCCGAGCTCGCGCTATGCCGGGAACAAGACAAACGAGATCGGTGAATTGACCAGTAGCCTGAAGGCACTGGCCAAGGAGATCGGATGCTCGGTCCTCGCCCTCTCGCAGTTGAATCGAGCAGTGGAGAGCCGCGACGACAAGCGGCCGCAAATAGCAGATCTCCGGGACTCCGGCTCGATCGAGCAAGACGCGGACGTTGTGCTCCTGCCGTTTCGGCAAAGCTATTACCTGGAGAAAAAGGCCAATCTGTCTCCTGAGGAGGAGCAGAGGCTCCTCGACTGCCAGATGGAGATGAAAGTGGAGGTGGCGAAGAGCCGGCAGGGCAGAACCGGCCGCGTGAAGCTGTTCGCCTCTATGCCCTGCAACTTCATTGCGGAAAGGGAATTCCGGTGAGTTTCAGGGCAATCGAGTGGGCAAAGGGGCAAATGGTGGGCTCCGCTACCCGGAAGGCGGTGCTCATGGCAGTCGCCCATTATTGCGACGAAGCCGGCCAGGCTTGGCCATCACAGCGCACGCTGTCGAGCCACACTGAAATGCACGACAGGACTATCGGTCGCGAGCTCGCCAATCTGGAGCAACTTGGCCTTCTTCAGCGCCGGCCGCAGTACCGGCAAGATGGATCACAGACCGTCGACCTCCTGGTGTTGTCGATGGATCGGGTTGATGCGCACCAGACCCCCCCGGCTATTAGCCCTCCCCCCCCCCGGCTATTAGCCCCGGGGGGGTGGCCAATGACCCGGGGGCCCCCGGCCATATGCCGACCCTCGTTATACTTGAACTACCATCTGAACCTCTTTCGGTCGCGGACGCGCCCGCGCCAGCCCGCGCGGCTCAAGGCAAGCGAAAGGAAAAGCCGATCGACACCCAGATCGAGGAGCAATTCACGCGGCTGCAACGGGCGTACCCGAAGCGCGAAGGCGCAAACCCGATGAAGCCGGCGCGAGAGAAGTTCGAGCGACTGGTGAAAGGAGGGACTGACCCTGAGGCGATTATCAGGGGCGCGGCTGGTTATGCCGCCGAGTTCGCTGGCCCAACCCGCTTCGTCAAGCAATTGGTGGTGTTCCTCAACCAGGAGGTATGGCGCGAGTACGCCGAGCTGGCGGGCACTCTGCCCCGGGCTGCCGCGCCTCAATCGATCGACTGGGGCCAGCGCCTCAACGCCTGGCGCGAAACGGGGAATTGGGCGGCATCATGGGGTCCAGATCCCGAAGAGCCCGACACGCTCGTCCCCGCAGAGATGCGCCAACGCTCCTACGCGGAGGTTTTCCCGTTGCACGTTGTGAGGAACGGCCGATGACCATGGATACTGCCCAGCGGCTGGCCTTGCTCGAGCGGGTCCTCCAGTTCGACCCGACCGAGTTCCCCTCCATGAAGGCCGCGGCGATTGAGTGCGCTACCCGTAACCTGATGGACCCCGTCGCCCTGCTCGAAGCTCGCCGACATAGCCCGGGCTGCGATTGCCTATGAGACCCCGATCGGCAACTCCATCGACCTCGGCCGGCCCTCTGTTGCTTGGCCCGACAACTACACCGGTCGGACGAGAGGGCGGTAATCCGCGATTGACCGCAGTAATTCTCTGTAGCCCGTGTGTAATGATTAATAAATCAACGACACCACCTTACTTTAGATGCCAATTTGTTGTACAAATGCACAAAGTCCATTCGAGAGCGCGATGAACAGCGAAAAGGGTCGTGAGCAAGTTACTCCTCTTACCTTCCGGTGCCCCAAGCCGTTGGCTGATGCGTTGCGCCATGCCCCGCTGTCTCCGGCGGCAAGTCCGGAGGCGTCTTCACCGTGAGGGAGCAGCTTCCAAGCCGGCGAGCGGCCGAGACGTTCGTGATCGATCACCGTGGGCTCGCCTTCAGCATCACTCTCGGGCGTTTCGAGGACGGCCGGGCTGCGGAGATCTTCGTCGACGGGCTCAAGTCCGGCGCCGATGTGCGGGAGAGCGTGCGGGATGCTGCCGTGCTGGCGAGCCTAGCGCTCCAGCATGGGTGTTCCCTCGAGACAATCTCGCATGCGGTGGCCCGCGACGGGACGGGGCGGCCCTTGTCGATTGTGGGAGCCGTCCTCGATGCGGTGAACGATTGGAGCGGGCAGTGACCGATGAACCTTGCAGGAGCCGTGGGAAACCGCCCGGCCAAGTCCATCTGAGCGATTGTCCCCGCGTTCTCGTGGGGTTCGCGCACAGCCCACAGGAAAGCGATGCGGAGGAACGGCGCCTGCTTGTTGCCCCCGGCTTTGAGGTCGGACGGGATGTTGCCCTGGTCGTGGAGTTCGTCGACCCCAGGCACCCAGAGGTGTGGCAGTGAACAGCAGGTCTCAGCGGAAGTCGCCACAGGATGAGTTTCTGCGCCCTATAAAAACCGAGTGGCCTGCCGATCGCGTCGAGCGTCGCCCCGTCGCGGACCTTGTTCCCTACGCCCGCAATTCCCGCACTCATTCCGACGAGCAAATTGCGCAGATAGCGGCCTCGATCAAGGAATGGGGCTGGACTGTCCCGATCCTGGTGGATAAGGACGGCGGCATTATCGCCGGCCACGGCCGCGTGCTGGCGGCCCGCAAGCTCGGCATCGCCGAGGTGCCCGTCATGGTAGCGCGCGGATGGACAGACGCGCAGAAGAAAGCCTACGTCATCGCCGACAACCAGCTTGCGCTCAACGCCGGCTGGGACAAGGACATGCTCAAGGTCGAACTCGGCGAGCTTAAGGGCCTCGACTTCGACCTCGCGCTCATCGGCTTCTCCGATCTCGAACTCGGCGGGCTGCTCGCTGACAAGACCGCGGGCCTGACCGACCCCAACAAGGTGCCCGAGGAACCCGCGCAGCCGGTGACGGTGCTGGGCGACGTGTGGATCCTCGGCAAGCACCGCATCATCTGCGGCGATTCAACGGACGCGCTGGTGGTCGGGAAGGTGCTTGCCGGGGTCAAGCCCCATCTGATGGTGACGGACCCGCCCTACGGGGTGGAATACGACGCCTCCTGGCGCAATGACACGGTGCAGGCCGGCAACGGCAAGCGCGGCGCTCCCAGCGGCCGAGCCGTCGGCAAGGTGGAGAACGACAGCCGCGCGGATTGGTCGGAAGCCTGGGCGCTGTTCCCCGGTGACGTGGCCTACATTTGGCACGCCGCGCTGCATGCCGGCACGGTTGCCGAGAGCCTCAGGGCCTCCGGCTTCGAGCTTCGCTCCCAGATCATCTGGTCAAAGAGCAATTTCGCGATCGGGCGCGGCCATTACCACTGGCAGCACGAGCCCTGCTGGTACGCCGTCCGCGGCACCGGGCACTGGTTCGGCGACCGCAAGCAAACCACCATCTGGCAGATCCCCAAGCCGCAGAAATCCGAAACCGGCCACTCCACGCAAAAGCCCGTCGAGTGCATGAAGCGGCCCGCATGCGCATCGACAACAACTCGTCGCCCGGACAGGCGGTCTATGAGCCGTTCAGCGGTTCCGGGACCACCATCATCGCGGCGGAAACCACGGGCCGCTCCTGCCACGCCATCGAGTTGAACCCGGCTTACGTCGATGTGGCGGTGACGCGATGGCAGAACTTCACGGGCCAGACCGCGACGCTGGAGAACGACGGCCGGACCTTCGCGGAGGTGATGGCAGGGCGGGTGCCGGTCTGGGTCAAGTCGAAGGTTGCGAAATGACGAAGCACGCCGGGGGGCGCCCGCCACACCAGCCGACTGAGGCGGGGCGCAAGCAGGTGGAGGCGATGTCCTCCTACGGAATTCCGCAGGACGACATTGCCCGCGTGATCGGGATCTCGAAGAACACGCTCGAGAAGCATTACCGCGAGGAGCTAGATCTCGCGGCCTCAAAGTCCAATGCCATGGTCGCTCAGAACCTCTTTCGCATGGCGACCGAGAAGGACTTCAAAGCCATACCCGCGGCCATCTTCTGGATGAAGACCCGCGCGGGGTGGAGAGAAACCCAACACCATGAGCTCACTGGCCCAGCCGGCGGCGCCGTTGATTTCAACGTCGTGGTGAAGCTCGTGCGGCCCGAAGGCAATGGAAATTGATCTCCCCGAGGCGTTCGCCGATCTCTTCACCCCATCCCGCTACAAGGCGTTCTACGGCGGCCGCGGCGGGGCCAAGTCTCATGCTTTCGCTACCGCGCTGGTGATCCGGGCGTACCAGCGGCCGGAGCGCATCCTGTGTGGGCGCGAGATCCAGAAGTCGATCCGGGACTCGGTCAAGCGCCTGCTCGACGACAAGATCGAGGCGTGCGGGTTGGGCTGGTTCTTCGAGTCCACTGACGCAGAGATCCGGGGGCGCAACGGTTCGCTCTTCATGTTCGCCGGGTTGCGGTCCAACCCCGACAGCGTGAAATCGACCGAGGGCATCACGATTGCCTGGATCGAGGAGGCAAACACCGTCTCGCAGATGTCGCTCGACATCCTGATCCCCACGGTGCGCCAGCCCGGTTCAGAGCTGTGGTTCTCCTGGAACCCTCGCTTCCCCCGGGATCCCGTCGACGAGATGTTCCGGGGGAAGCACCCTCCTCCGGACTCAGTGATCCGGGAAGTCGGGTACCGCGATAACCCGTGGTTTCCGGACGTGCTTCGTGCCGAAATGGAGTGGGATCAGCGAAGGGATCCAGACAAGTACGCCCATATTTGGCTAGGTCACTATCAGCGTAACAGCGAAGCGCGCGTGTTTCGTAACTGGAAAGTCGAGTCATTCGAGCCACCCCCGGAGAAGACGGCCTTTTACTATGGAGCCGACTGGGGCTTTTCGGTCGACCCGACCGTGCTGGTGCGCTGCTGGCTGAAAGACCGGACCCTTTACGTTGACCAGGAGGCCTATGCCGTCGGCTGCGAAATCGACGAGACGCCGCTGTTGTTTGCGAAGGTCGAGGGATCATTCCGGCACACTATCCGCGCGGACTCGGCTAGGCCGGAAACGATCTCCTACATGAACCGCAAGGGCTTCAGCATTTTCGGCGCGAAGAAGGGTCCCGGTTCAGTTCAAGACGGGATCCAGTTCCTTAAGAGCTTCGACATTGTTGTGCATCCTCGTTGCACTCATGCAATCGACGAGCTGGGCCTTTACTCGTACCTGACCGATAAGCTCACAGGGGATGTACTGCCGGACGTGGAGGACAAGCACAACCACGTCATTGATGCTCTGCGATACGCCGTAGAGGCCATCCAAAACCCTCCGGCTATCCCGTGGATCATGGTGCTGTGATTGGCGAAGCTCCTAGACTTCTGGTGGGCGGAAAGCCTGCACGGCGCCATAGCCCATTGGCTGGATCTGGAATCCCCGGGTTTCGAGCTGATCGCACATCGTGGCGTGGGCGTCGGAGTTCATGCCCGGCGACCGTACGAACTCACACTCGACGAAAAGCTTCCACGCCTTGCCGACCTCCCCTTTGGCTATCCGCCTGTCGTTCGGGGTTAGGAGAAGCCAGGACGCGCTGCGCACGACGAAGGTTTCATAGCCAATCCCGGCCGCGTCGCGGTCAACAGCAATGCTGTCTCCAGGACGTGGAACATAGGGAAGGTCGAAGGGGATCGTGTATTCTGCTTCGCCGCTTCCGGGGGGCACGAACGACAGGTACATCAGCAT